CGTCTTCACGTCCGCGCCATCCATACCGCGACGCAGCACGCGCACCTTCATGTTAAGCTCCACGGCCTGCACGTCGGATTCCGGCTCCCCGCCGTAAGCGATGGCGTCAAACGGGAAGTGGGTCCCCGGACACCCCGTGGCGTTGACATCGCTGTGCTTCTGCACTTTTCTGATGCCGTACTTCTGCTTGAGATACGCCACCAGCTCCGCGCCTGCCTGCCGCTGGACCGCCGGCATCTGCTCCGACATGAAATTGCCCTCGAAGCACACACCGATGCTGTCGTAGTTGTTGCTGCCCGCATGGGCACCCAGCACGTCCTCCGGCCTGCCGCGGTAGATGGAGCCGTCCTTCCGGACAAAAAAGTGGTAGCCGATGCCCGCCCAGCCATTGGCCAGGTGCCAGCTGTGGATCTGCTGGGCTGTGCAGGTCTTGGCGGCGGCGTGGTGCAGGATGATCCTGGTCGTGGACTGACGATTTACCAGCGTACCGCTCCAACGGTAAGTAGCCTCAATGATTTTCATCGTCCACCATGCCTTCCGTTTCGACCGGCACACCCCTGTTGTAACTGGCCGTACTGATGCCCAGCAGGGCGCCCAGCAACGCCGTCACGGCGGAGATGGTCATTGCCACCTGCTCGGCATAGGGCCAGCCCCAGACCGGTGCCAGCGCCACGTAGCACGCGCTCAGCGCGGGCAGTGCGATCATGACCAGCCATTTCAGGATGTCGTATACCTTGTTGGAAATTTTCATGTTTTTACCACCTTTCTTGAATATAGAAAAGCAGCTATTCGGAATTTCCGAACAACTGCTTTTTCTTGATTATTTGCTTGCGTTTGGTTGCAAAACAGCCGTAACGCATTGAAAACACAGGGATTATTTACTTGCTGGTAACTTTCAAGCCGTTGCAAAAAGCGCAACAACTTGCAACTGTGCATAGAAAAAGCACCGTGCGGATGCACGATGCTTTTATAAAACTTTTTTAATATCTTCAGGCTTAACTTCTTCGGTATATGTGTCGCCGTCTTTATCGATATCAGCAAGAAACAGCTTTCCGTCATCGAATACTTCAACAACTGTCGCTTGGTTCCCATCAGTCAACAGAACTCTATCGTATTGTTCGATTTTCATTCCGTCACCTTCCTTTTCGTAACATAAACGCTAACAAGTCGTTTCTTTTCGCCGTCTTGAATCCACGCTGTCAATACGTTTGCTTTCTTTCCGTTTGGGCCGGTCAACTCCATGATAAACTCATAGCGCATTCCGTATCCGTTGTCACCCTTCTCAACAAACCTATCTTCGTCAATGTGACTCATAATGTTCTGTTTAAGAAGGGCGGCATTTTCCACTGTATAGCCAAGTGCATCTTCGAATGCTCGTGCTTTGTCTGGGGCAACAGAATAGTTCAAAGCGTATCCCAATAGCTTGGCATCCGATATAAGTATTTTACCACTATTTTCGATTTTTTCAATAGTCTTGGCAGATTTCAAATACTTCTGCTTGAATTCCTCAAAGTTCTTTGTCTTATCAAGCCCGAAGTATTCAGCACGTTCCTTCAGCGTCTGAAGCTCTGCATCATCCAGCGCCCACCGCGCCCGTGTCAACGCAACACAGCGGCAGTTGACCACTTCGGCAGCGCCGCCAGAGGGATCACCGGGGAACATAAGGCCATTGGAAAACTTTTCGTCAAGCTCTCTGATCTCGCCGTCAACTCTTGCATGGGAATCTCTTGTCCTTCCGTCAAGCGACGCATCCCACTGTTTCAGCACGTCAGCTCCCTTCTTCTTTGCCGCATACTGCGCATCCCGCGAAGATGTTTGCTGTATGCGGTGGCCTTCTGTTCGGGCGATGGTCTTCGTTCTCCAGAGCGGCGCTTTGGACACGCTGCTGATGTTCCGGGCAATGTCGGAATATGGCAGGCCGGAAGCAATACCCCTGCTGATCTCCTGTGCAATGGACTTCTTCAGCTTCTTGACATTCACGCCCAGCGCAGCATACAGGCCGTTGCTGACCTTTGAATCAGTCAACACCGCCTTCACAGCCGCTGCCTGATTGATGGGCACGACCAGCGGGACGCCCTGACCGGCTATGCTGTACATAGTGCCAATATAGCCGGTTTCATAGCATCCGTTCAGGTACTTGTCAATGGTGGCGTAATTGTCACCGTGCATCTTGTCCAAGATGCCGCTGACCTGTCCCTGAAGCGCCTTTTGATAGTTCTGCTGATAAATCTTTGACCGCTTCTGCGATTGCAGCATCGCCCTTGTGGTTTCGTCCAGACCGTCCTGCGAAAGCGCCTGATCCAGCAGGTCAATATCAGCTTGAAAACCCTTGACTTTTTCGTTGATGTCCTTCAGGGACTTTGCATACTGCTTTTCAAGTTCCTTCAGTGCTGCTTCCTCGCTGTCAAGCAAGGACTTCTGTACCTCGATTTCCCATCTGTTCACATCACATCACCTTCCGGCACAACACCGCCAAGCGCCGCCTGTGCTGCCGCTGTCGGATCATCTTCAGGTGCGGGCAACTTATCCTTGATGTCATCGTAGTCCAGTTCCAGCGCTTCGCAGATGAGCTGCTTGGTCAATTCATCCCCAAGCTGTGCAGAAGCGTTCAGAATGGTTGTCATCCGCGCTTGTTGCTCCTGCGCCTTGGTCAAGTCTATTGTGGCGTTTTCCTGTGCATTGGTGATGATCTCGCGGTCAAATGTGAAATAGATGTCCTTCTGCTCATAGTCTGTTCCTTGCGTGTCGTTGATCTCCTTCAACACCAGCTTCAGCAGTTTCCTCATGAACTGCTTCAGGCTCGGCAGAAGGCCGTCACACTTCAGGTCAAGGTTTGCATAGGCAGACTTGATAGCAATGCTTGTGGTGGCGCTGGTGTCCTTCAGGGCTTCCGTATTCACGCCCATTCCAAAGCGGAAGATGTTCTTTTCGTCCACCTCCATCTTGGTTTTCCGGGCTTCAACCGGGATGTCCACAGTCTTGATGTCAACGCCGCCTTCTTCGTCAACGCCGATGTGCTTTTTGTTCTTGATGTTTACCATCAATTCATCCAGATTGTCCCCCTGAAAACCTCTGACCACATACAGCGCTTCATTGGTGTCCTGAATGTTGTTGGAAAGGCCTGCGTTCATCAGGTCATAGTCATCAATCAAATCTTTGATGGGCTTCACGCCGCTGACCTGCTTTTTGCCATTGTCCAGCCGGAAAAACGGGATCATGCCGTAATCATCGTAATAGGTGCTTGTGTCACCATCCTTCTTATAGATAATATGCGGCCTTGGATTGATTTCAACGGACTTGTCAAGCTCTATCTGCCCGTCATCTTCTTGACAATAAAAGGCGGTCTGGGACTTATCCCAAACCTGAATACGCTTGATTTTCTTATTGTCCTTGCCGATGCGCTCAATGTACCAGAAGATCACATATGCACAGCCGTCATCGGTTTCCTTCTCCCGGACTTCCACAACGCCGATACTGTCAGCCGTTTGGAACGCCGTCCTGTCGTTTTCATCCTTATAGGCGTACATATACTCAAAGCCTTTGGAAATGCAGCCTACAAGCAATTCATACAGTTCTGCGGCGAAGGATTCATTCTCGTTGAAATATGCGTCAAGCTCCGTCTGAAGCTCCGGGATGTCCGACTTCACAAAGCCGTCCTTGGCGGAAAGCATATACTGTGCTTGCTGATCCGTCAGCAGCTTGAAGAACGGATGACTGATCCTGATGTTGCTTTTGGTTTTATCTTCCTGAAGTGTTCCGTCTGCATCAAAGAAGAAAATCCGATAGTTGTTAATATCGTGATTGCCTTCGTAATATCGCAATCCCACCTTTGCAAGCCGCTTCTTGGTGCTGGCAGCATCATTGTTGATAAATTTCTTAATTTCCTGCACTGTTAGCATTATGTTTCACCACACTTTACGCCGCCAGCGCGGCCTTGATCGTGTTTTCTTTCATGTGTATATCTCCTTTCGGTGTCAAAGTCAGGCACATTACGCGTCAACCCATCATGCGTCAATCTCCACGCCGTACCGTTCAAACATTGCGCGAATGGCAGGATTGCGCAGCAGTTTTTTGCGCTGGCCTTGGTTAAGATCGTTGTAGACCGCCTGCAATGCAGCCTTGACCTCCACGTTGTACGCGACTACCTTCTTCCGCAACTCGCTCATGCCGTCACCCCCGTAAGCAACGCCTCCATTGCCTCACGCAACTCGGCGTTGGCCTTTTCCAGCGAGGCAATGCGCTCTTCGGGCGAGGGTTCGGGCTTGGGCATTTCGGTTGCCAGCTTTTCCAGCTCCGCGATTTCTTCTGGTGTCATGTCGCGGTAAATACCATTTTCGTAGATTTTCACATCGTTACCCCCCTTGATAAAACTGCGATACGTACTTTAGTTCCCACAGGGATATGATCGCCCGACGAATTCAAATACACGCACACACCCGATAAAAAATCTGGATCGCCGTCCGTATCAAAGGTCGCTTGCCCATCCCCCGCAGACGTCCATCGTATGCGCGGCAAGCCCTCCCACGCAAGAGTACGTGTGCGGTCAATTGTTTTCCACGCACTGATATCGGCAATGTGGCGATAAGAGGAATCGCCTGTTTTGGGAAACGGATAAATCCAAGGCGATCCGCTATTTGAAGTTTGCGTTGCATCAGCCGGAAAAAAGATCGTGAAGATCATCCCCAGCGCGTTGTACTGTGATATCGGTCGCCCGTCTTTGTCGACGGAAATTGTCAGCATTTGCGTCTGCTCCTCCGTCGTAATATCAACCACCTCAATCCACTGTGGGTCGCCCCCGCCTGACGGCATATCCACCGGACTCCACGCGGTGGGCACGCCGAATGCGTCCACGGCGGCAATCTTGGCGATTTGGCCGACCGACGCACCGGTGATGTCCATTCCCGCACCATCCTTGCCGGGGGCACCAGCAGGGCCTTGTGGCCCAGCTGGACCTGGCGCGCCATCAAACTCGCCGGAAGATTTAGCCTGAGCAAGCGCCGCGTCCGTTGAGGCTTGCAGATCTGACTGTGAGATAGCTCCAACTTCTGCGGCGGTGTATGTTGGCTTGGTCTCAGCCTTTGCCCACTCAGGGACGGTCGGGTCGGTTTCCTCAATCGGATGTGCTGCCAGATAATCAGCGACCGCCTTGGCGATGGCATCCGGGTCTGCGCCACCCAGGCCCTTGATAAGCTCCATGAGCTGGTCGTACACGTCTGGCGTGGGGTTGGCAGGAGCACCAGCGCCGCAAAGGATGGACTTGCGGCAAGGCACACGCGCCGCTGTGGTCGTGTGCAAATCACCGGCAAAAACGCCGACATGGAAAGCATATGTATTCGTGATAACGGGGACATTACACTGATTGCCGGTGAAAACAACGTCCACATGCTGCCCATCGTGGGAAAACCGCGCCGTTTTTGTGTTGTAAGCGTCCCACTCCGAATCAAAGTCGAAAGACGCAATGTAATCGCTGTTGTTGCAGACGTAGATCATGTCATCGGTCTTCTCGGCGATTTTGTTTCTTACTTCGATGTTGATTTCCGGCATCGCGTTCACCCCTTTACTGCAAAAAATCGTGCTGCCGCATGTGCCGGTCGTAGGCTTCTTTTATCTGTCTGATTGCAGACACAGCGATCTGGTTCTCAAATTCTTCGTGGTTATCACAGTATTTCTCGTATACGGTGATATCACCAAGGATCTGTTTGTAATGCTCTTGACTGTGGTTTGTGGACAAGTAGATTTCATCCGCAAACCGCAAAATGCGGACGCGGCAGTCTTTGGCGTGACGTTCACGACCTTCATCCCTGATGGTATCGATGTCTGTCTGCATGGCTGCCATGTTCTTTTCAAGGCCGGAAACCTTTGACAACACTTCGTGATTGAGTTGTTTTCCAAACCAGCCGAAGATTGCCGTCCACGGATTGATGTTGATTTTGGACACCTGCAAAAGCGACATGATAAGCACCAGCGCACCGCCGCTGCCGTATAGGATTTCTTTGATTGTCATTGTGTGGCACTCACTTTCTTTTTTTGTATTCATAATCAAGTCAGCCACTTCTTGACTTTACGCCACCCTTCAACACCGTACCGCAACGCTGCCATCGCATCGTCCTGGAACGGGACAGGTTCATCAAGATATTCGCCTGACCTATCGTCTTTTTTCCACTTCCACTGCTGTAGCTCTTTGATGGTGTTCACGCAATGCGGATGGACGTAAATCTTCCGCTGCTTCAGCCAGTCGATTTGTGCCTTGACTGATCCGGCAGAACCGCCCTTATCCACACCTCTTGCACGGAATCCAGCCTTCTGCCACATCTTGATTCTGTCCGGCTCTGCTGAATCACACCACATCTGCTTGTTACGCGGGATATTCGAAGCAAGCTGGATGATCTCCGCCGTATCCTTTTCAAAGACATAGATTTCAGACAGGATGTGGATATTATCGTCCTTCGTGCCAAGCAACAACAGGGCATTTGCATGGTTGAAACCGAAGTCTTGGCCTACAGCTATGTCATCATAGTCATTCAGGTTTTGACTGACCTCTTTCACTTCCCAGTTGTGCAGGATCAAACCGCCTATTTCTCCCCATTCGCCCAAGCCATATATCTGATACCCTTCAGGATCAACGGCCTTTCTGCGTTCCATACGGGCCTTGTAGGCATCGTCAATAAATCGGTTCATCAGGTATGTGCTGTGATGTGTCAGAACGTTGTCATCCGGGATATCAAAAAAGGCCTTCTTTATCCAGTGATTCTTGTTCACCGGATTGAAGGTCAGCCTGATTTGATAAAATTGGCCATCAGGTAGCGTACCGCGCAAACGGTCATCAATGATTTCAAGGTCAGCTTGTGTCAACTCGGTAGCTTCTTCACACCACACATCTGTCAGCTTGCCCTTCTGGAACGTGATAGACTTCAGCTTTTCGCGTTGCTTGTCATCATTCATGCCCCGGAAGATAATTTTGTTTCCGTTGGCTTTGCACGTCAGCTGCAAGGGGGACATATTGATTTGCCAATACCGTTCCGCTTTATCTCCAAACATACGATAGATAGCGCCGGTCAGTTCCGCAAAGGTGCTGTCACGATTTGTGATGTCAGATTTGCGGATACAAACAAGGTTTCTGCCCTTGTCACGCATCAGGCGCAGGATGTAATTTTGCGCCGTGTCCACGGATTTTCCAGAACCAGCGCTGCCCTTCATCACAATGTAGCGCTTGGTGCTGCGGTCAACATCTTTGAAACATGGATTCGCTTGAACTCTGATGTTCATTCGCCATCACCATAGTCCACCGTGATATTCAGCTCCATGTCAACCACTTGGTCAACCTTGTCCGTATAAAGGCCGTAACGCTTGCCCAGAAGCTCCGCAGCCTTCAGCCTTTCTTTTTCATCCGGCGCTTTCTGCATCGCTCTTGCTTCGGAACAGCCTTCGCCAACTCCTTCAACAACCACAACTTCTGACTGTGACTGACCACGCAAAACAGATGTGAGATATTTCAGCACTTCGTCCTGATTTGCAATCAGGGCGGCTTCCTTTTCGGCCATCCGCTTTTCGATATATTCTTTGATAGACGGTTTTGTCATGTTTTCCATTGCTATCTGACGTGCCGCTTTTTCACTATACCCGGCTCTAATTGCGGCCTGTGTAGCATTCAGATCAATCAGATATTCGTCACAGAACCGCTGCTGTTTTGCTGTTAAGGCCACAATCTCACCGCCTTTCAACATAAAACGAAGAAGCAGGACACGGTAGGAGAAACAAAACCCATGCCCCACTTCTTCGGAAGTCATTATTCTTTGATCATAACTATATCACACTTCGAATGTGAATTAAAAGGAACTCTTTTCGGAACCAATGATTTTTTCGATCGTCTGGAGCGCCATACCATGCATCATGCACACCCATCGGTATGTGTAATGCATGTCTGCTGCGATTTGCTCAAATGTCTTGAACTGGATATATCGCATGATCAAAACACTTTGCAGTTTTGCATCATCCACCTTGTCGATCGTCTTTGTGACCCTCTTTCTTGCGTCTATGTAGAAAGCTATCTCCCGGTTAATCTCCGCTTCAAGGTCAACGATCTTTGCCACGGCTTCGGACAGTTTATCCTGATTTCCACCACCAGAGACAGCATCTCGCTTCGGCGACGGTGTAATTTTCGTAACCAGAGCTTTCAAACGCTCCAGTTCTTCGAGTTTGGCGTTGATACGCAAGTCGCAGTGCCTGACCTGCTGGAGGTATCGCTTCGCAGAGTTGTCAGCTTTCATCGGTTCCGCCCTCCAGCCGCTCGATGGCCACACAGATGGCAGCATACACCGTCGCCGGCATCTCACGGTTTTCCAGATAGTCCCGCAGCACAGCCGCTGCTTTTTTCTCATCCATCCCGCTTTCCCTCCTTCTGCATCTTTTTTCTGTACGCTTTCCGTGCCGCGTCGCTCCGTACCTTTTCGCTGGGCAGTCGGTTGTACCGGCTGGCACAGCTTCCCGCGCGCCGGCAGTCCGGCAGACGGCAAGTAAAGCAGTCGCTGCCGTAGGGGCAAATCTCATCCTTCACCGGTCTCACCACTCCCTCCCGAACATATCCAGATCGACAGCGATCTCGTCCTCCTCCGTATCATCGACAGCCACATAAACGTCCCCAGCTACCGGGGCGACCACCGAATTACAGTCGAGGAAATCGCCCGTCGTGCGCGTAAAGGCATCTTCGTCGATCTCCATAATTTTGAAATACCGTGCCATCTATTTCTCCTCCTTCTCCGCCACGGCCTTGGCAAACTGCGCGAGGCCCTGGCTCATGTCCGCGATCTGCGCGTCCCGCCGCAGGATGGTGTCGCGCAGGGCGGTATTGGCTTTTATCAGCGCGGCGATGTGCCGCTGCTGGTTCTCGATCAGGTCAGCGGCGGCAACATACATTTGTCTGCAAGCGCCTTTGTCAAATCCGCTCCTCGGCAATCTGCATTTCATACACTCAATATTACCGCAGCACCGCAGTGCAATCACGATCTCATCTTTGGACATACCTGCTCCTTTCTGTACCTCGTAGCAAAGTCTCCAGCTTCATAGCGCTCACACCTCTCCATTTCGGGTGTTCTGACCTTGATGCTGGGGAGTTCCTTTCTGCCAAGGGCATATTCCTCCCGGTGCTTCAACAGCCAATCACGGTAACACTTTCCCTGATCACTGTTTTCCACCATGACGCAATACCCACTCCCCGCTGGGCCTTTTCTGCTTTCATCCAGCCATTTGCATCCGTGACAATTCACGTCACTCCTCCTTTTCCCACCGAATTTTCATTTGTGCCGGGTATAGGTCAACCTCCGGTCTGCGCTTTCCTGTCCACCGCAAACCACCAGCCTGTCCCACGCATTTCCAACCGCTGGCTTTCAGACTCACACCACTTTCGCTGTCCAGTATGTAGGTCACAAGCCGCTTATAGCCCATCGCCCTCGCCGCCCGCCAAGCGGCGGCGTACAGCATGGAACAGGCGTTGTGGGTGCCGTCTGTGCATAACCGGTTGACCTCCAGCGTCCATCCGTCATCCAGATGTCGGCTCACCGGTCTGCCCACAATGGCAACGCCCACGATCTTCATACCGTCCGTGCAGCCGATGGAGAACTTGTGTCCCACCGCCGGCTTATGGTGTCGGTGGTGCTGCTCCACAAAGGCGTTCGCATCCTTGAGCGTCATCGGGCATACTTCAAGGCTCATTCCTTTGCCCCCTCCTACACCGCCACGCAGTCCATCAACTGTGCCATTGTGGTGATGGTCACGCCGCACCACTCCGGCAGGTTGGCACGCACCAGCGCGGATGCCACCGGCGGACACACCGCATTGCCGCACCGCGCCACCTGTGCGCTCTTTTTGTACTCGTTGCCCAAATAGTCACGGTCAATGATATAATCCGGCGGGAAGCCCATCGCATTGTACAGCTCGCGGGGAGACAGCATCCGCAGCCCAATGTCCGCGATGTAGTACAGTGCGCCGCCGATCTCCAGCAGCAACACATCGTCCTCCGCCAGCGTGTAGCCGCAGAACTCATTCAGCAGGGCGCGAATCTCGGGCCAGTGGCCCAGATCGTCACCGCTGCGTATCTTCGCCAGATGTGCCCTGCACACGGCGAATGTCCCTCCGCTGCACGCCCGCTCTTTCCCAGCACTGGCCGTCACTGTCTGCAAAGGCTCCGAAGGCGGCGTTCCCACATTGTCGCCCTTAAACTTCACCACATGGGCGGCGACCACCGCCTCGCGGTCGTGGCTGGTAACGGTGTGCATGGGGTCTTGCACATCCAGCGGCCTGCCGCCGGTGTAATACTCTACCAGATTGGCGCAGGTCAGGCCGTATCGGTTGGAGGCGTCCACCGTGTTGATAGGCGTCCCCAGCCCGGATGCCCGGACACTCTCCGTCTGCTCTGTGTGATACTGAATGAGGGATGGAGACACCAGGCAGGCTTCCTGCTTCGATACCGTTGTAGGCACTGGCTCCCGTAAATCCCTGATTCTGTCCCCGCCGCCGGTCTGCCCGATGCTTACAAGGCTCGGCGTTACCAGCATCTGATTCCCTGAGGTCGTTACGGTATGTACCGGCGCTCCGACCGTCCCGCCCACGCTGTTGCTGGTGTTGGTCACCGTCACAGGCGCCAACAGAGGCCTGCACAGATTCTCCTTGCCGGTGCCTACGATGGTCGGCACCGGCGCGTCAATGTCATGCACGCGGGGTGCCTGCCCCTTGCGCTCACCGTACCCCGTGGGTACGATAAACGGCTTGCCGCTGCGGATGGTGAACTTGTCCACACCGCGAATAACGCGCCGCATGGTGTTCTTCGCCAGCGGCCGCACCGCCTTCAAGCCATATCTTTCCATGATCTCCGCCTTGGACGCGAATACCGATGGGCAAGGCAGGCTCCAGTCGATGATCTCCGCTGCGCTGCGCCACTTGGGCAGTCCATCCGCGCCGGTCTTGCTGTGGGTGGGCTTCGGCCAGACAATAGGCTTCCCGTCACAGCGGGCGACCAGATAGAAGCGCTTACGAGAGGTAGGCGCACCGTAGTCCGCCGCGATCAGCTCCCGATACTCTACGGTGTATCCCAGCTCAGTGAGTTGGTCGATGAATTTCCGGAACGTGGTACCTGCCAATCGTTTGACCGGCTTGCCCTTCCGCACCGGCCCCCACGTCTGGAACTCCTCCACATTCTCCAAAATGATGACGCGGGGCCGTACCGTTGCCGCCCAGCGCAGCGTGATCCACGCGAGCCCACGAATCTTCCGGTCTACCAATGCCGCGCCCTTTGCCTTGGAAAAGTGCTTGCAGTCCGGCGAAAACCACGCCAGTCCCACAGGCCGCCCCCGGCACACGGCCTTGGGGTCGATGTCCCACACGGACGCCTGAAAATGCTCCGTGTACGGGTGGTTGGTGCGGTGCATGAGGATGGCCGCCGGGTCGTGGTTGACGGCCAGCGCCACCAACCGGCCCGTGGCGATCTCAATGCCCGTTGATGCCCCTCCACCGCCGGCGAAATTGTCCACGATGATCTCGCCGGTCATCGTCTCTTGTGCTGTTATCATGTCACATCCTCCGTTCTCAGCCCATCCAACACCGCCACCAAAGCATCTGCATTCTCCAATGTCCGCTCCTTTCGGTATAATGCTTTGGCTCTTTCCGTTTCCTTGTAGCGCATTGCCGCCGTGTCCCAGCACTTCCGCTCAAACGCATATCCGCGCTCCACGTTATCCAGTTCGCTTTGCAGCCGCTGCTTCATGGCGCTGGCCTCCTCGCGGGTAAAAACCTTGTGACGGTATCCCCAGTACAAGGCACGCATGGCAATATACTCCGCCATTTCCTGCCATGAACTGCCGGTGGGCATTGGCTCTCCGCGCATGGCAGCCGCTTCCGCTCTGGATACCTCCGCCATCTCACCGCACCTCCAGTGATAAATACCAGCTGAGGATATGTACAGCCGCATCATAACCGTGGCAAACCACCGCGTAATACCCATAGTCCATCAGGTGATTCACCCACCATCTCTGTGCATCTGAGGTTTTCCCGCTGGGCGTTTTCATCTCAATGTACAGGCCATGATACCCGCCACGCGCTACCGGCAGGCATAGATCCGGCACACCCTTTTTTACGCCCATAGCCTTGTCAGCAGCCACCTCCGCCGCGCCGCCGGTGGTTTCATTCTTGATGTGGTGCAGCAGTGCCAGCTCCGGCCATTGTTCACGGACAGACCGCTGCTGTGACCACTTGATGACCGCCTGCTGGTGATGTCTTTCCGATGCCATTTTTCACTACCTCCCTTTGCTCATCAGCCTGTTCAATATCTGGCTTGCTTGTCCCTTTGTCAGGCTGTCCGTGTTAAATCCCTTGCATCTTTTTTTGATCATCGTAAGCTGCTTTTCCGTGGCAGGATTCTTTCCCCAGCGCTTGACCTCCTGCGTGTTCCAGATATACGCCTGCTCCTTCCGCTGGTTGCAGAGCCATACATAGCAGCTGTCCAGCGCACTCTGCATGGGCCGCTTGTCCGATGTCACAGTTCCCAGCGTGATGCAGGTCATGCCCAGTTCATCCTGCGGCGACAGCACCAACCGCTCGTGCCCCAGCAGCGACAGCACCATCGACCCGTCCGGCAGCTTGAACCAGTTCACATCGTGCGTCTGGTATTTCTGTTCCTTGGCCCACAGATCTACGATCTCCACGTTCCGGATCCAGCTCTCCGGGCAATCCGATGCAGACAGTGCCTTCATGGGCAGCTCAAACAGCAGCCCCTCCAGCTCGTTCTGCTTCTTCTTCGGCACGTTGGTCATGTCGATGCCCAGCAGCGACGGAGCTGTGCAGATGGACGCCCGCCCTGTGATGCCCACGCAGTCGATCAGCGTCAGGCGCTCCTTGCCGGGATAGAGCCGCAAGCCCCGCCCCACCATCTGGCTATAGAGGCTGTCGGACTGGGTGGGCCGCGCAATAATGACCGTCTCCACCCGGGGAATGTCCGTCCCTTCCGTGAACACCATGCAGTTGACGATGCAGGGGATTTCCCCCGCCGTGAACCGCTCGATGATAGCCGCCCTGTCCTTCGTCTCGCCCGTCACCACCACAGCGCCTGGTATCTTCGATGCGATCTCGTTGGCGTGATGTACGCTGACGGCGAAGATCAGCGTGGCGCCCTTGGCGTATTTCCCGTAAGCCTCGGCAATGGCGTCCGCCGTACCCTCCATAGCCTCGTCCAGCTCTCCCGGCGCGTAATCTCCGGCGCGGGTATGTACGGCGCTCAGGTCGTAGCCGATATCCACCCGCATACAGTAGATGTCGCACAGATAGCCGTTTTGGATGCCAAACCGCAGGTCACGGGCAAAGATGATGTCCGAGAACACCGTGTCCAGCCGCACCTTGTCGCCCCGGTTGGGGGTGGCGGTAAATCCCAGCGTCAGCCGTGGCTTGAAATAGTCCAGTATCTTCCGGTAGGTGTTGGCCGCCGCGTGGTGGGCTTCATCCACAATGATGGTGTCAAAGGCGTCCGGTGAAAACCTGTCCAGCCGCCGCACCAGCGTCTGTACACTGGCGCTCACTACCTCCTCGCCGTGGCTGTGCTCTCCCGCCCGCTCCACGCCGTAGCTGCAATCGTAGTATTTCATGGGCTGGCGCACCAGCTCCTCGCGGTGGGACAGAATCAGGTTGCGGCCCTGCCGTGGTATGTTGGCAAACGTCACAGTCTTACCCAGCCCCGTTGCCATCTGGCACAGGTACGCTCCCGGCGGCTGCTCAGTTATGGTCTTGATGCATTCGCGCTGATAATCGCGCAATTCCATGTCATGCCCTCCTATTCCTGTGGGGATGTGGGACACTGTGGGACTGCCTGTCCCACGTGCAAACCGTTGGTATTAAATGCTTTGCGGACACCGTGGGACTGTGGGACATGAAAACGCGATTTTTTTATGTCTTTCGCGTGCGTGTGTATATATTCACAATATATACACACGTTATACATAGCCACTCTCTGCACACATCCCCTTATAGGGTGTGTATGTGTGTCCCACTGTCCCACACCTTCGCAAAATGTCCCGCAAACCGTTGGTATCAAAGGCTTTGCGGGTGTGGGACACATGTCCCACGTTGTCCCACATTCACAGCGGTAATTCGTCTACTTCCTCTGTTTCTGTCTCAATATCGGGCAGAATCAGGCGAAAGCACTCCGTCGGTACTCCGTTGATCCGGCGGGCCTTGGTGTTGTTCCGTCCCCGCGTCTCGATCAGGCACTTCTGCTTCAACCATGATACCGTCGCGCCAACGGAGTAGCCCGCGTCCTGCAAGACCCGTTCAAACACCGACCGAATGATGTAGGCCCTATACTCCTCCAGTGCACCCAGCACGTCCATGGTCTCCGACTTACCGATCAGCTTGTTGGAGTTCTGCGTCACCCAGTCGCACAAATACTTGTAGGCTCGCTCACCGGCGGACACCGCCGCCTTTGACGCCAGAAACTCCGATATCTGCTCCACGGTGATGGGCTGCTCCGTCCCGTTGAAGATCCAACGGCAGGCCAGCTCATCCGCCAGCACCACCGCTGCGGCCGCCATGGCCTGCTTCTCTGTGGTGTCCTGCACCGACAGCGCCCGGAACAACTCCTGATATCGTTCCGTGATCTCCTGCGGCACATCGTCCCCGGCGGCATACAGCTTCTCCACGAATGCCTTTCCCGCGTGACCGAAGTTCCGCTTCACCGCGCCGGACACCCGCATACCGTCCCAGATCACCACCCGGTCGGCCTTGCACTCAATGTCGATTACACGGTTCACCGCGCCGGCGCCGGACGCCTGCCCCGTCAGGGGACTTTCTCCCGTGGTCAGGATGCAATTTTGCCATGTTGGCGTCTTGTCCACGCCTCCTGACCGGTTTCCCCTCGTGCGGCCAACGCCCTGCGCCAGCCTGTACACATCGAAGTTTGTCTTCCCCTTCGCGTCCTTGGCAAGCTGTAATTCGTCCAGGCACAACGGCAGATTGTTCAAGAAAGCGGCAGTCTTCTCCATACCAACTGCCGTCCCGTCGAATGTCTTGACGTAGCTGCCTACGGCAGGGTCGCCCCACACGCTGGCGGCTACCATCAGGGCTACCGTCTTGCCGGTGCCGCTGTCCACGCCCCACAGGTGAACAAAGAATGGCAGGCATCCCAGCGGCTGCAGCAGCGGCGATGCAAAGGACGCCGCCAGCACGATCTTTGCCGTTACCGACATAGCCCGTACCTCTGCGGCCATCTGCCGCCACTTCTCAAAGCTGCCGCGCTCATGCACCGTCTGGAACATGGCGGCAAAGTTGGCGTCGCCGTCAAAGATCAACCCGTCCACATAGGGCGAAAAGCCCTCTCCGGCGATATAGCCGAACCGTCCTATACTCTTCCGCTCCGGTATGATGTCATAATTCAGGTTCTCCAGATCGCCTATGTAGCGGACAAAATTCCGCGCCGTTTCGCTGTTGACGGCGATACCGATTCCCGCCAATTCCGTTACTTTGTTGGCGCTGGCCAACACCTTTTTTTCCACGATGTGCCGCCGCCAGATGGCACCCTTGCGGAACGCCAGCCGCAGCTTCTCCTCGCCGGTGTCGATGTTTACCAGACGCTCCACCGGCATCACCGGATGCGGACAGGCCACGCAGTCCACGCCGCCGAAGTTTCGCCTGATACCGCCGTCATCCGCCTCCCAGTCTCCGGCGTTCAGCTCCATCGGCTGACCGTCAAAGCAGGTGGGATTCCCGCCCACATAGACCGTGCCGCCGGAAGAACTCTGCTTCAGGCCGGTCAAATATGCTTTATAAAACTTCTTCAGCTGCTTGAATCCAACGCCGGCGGCATACCGTGCCATGGCCTCGATCATCCGCTGGTGGACAAATGGATTATCGGCATACTCCCGCAGTTCTTCGTATGGCAGCGTGGTATACAGAAAATCATCCTCCGTGTACCGCCAATTCGGTACGATCTCTCGTTTCTTATCCAAATCCAGCCTCCAGTATCTCGTCCAGTCTCGCTTCCAGCGCGGGCATGGCCTTCAGCGCATCCGGATACAGAGGATGTATCCAGATGCTGCCGTCCGCACACAGCACCGGCGGGAAGTATTTCACCGTTTCAAAGCACTGCCGGTACTCTGCCGCCAGCACCCTGTATTCTGCACTGCGTCGGGCCTTTTCCGCTTGCTCTTCCCTCCGCTTTTCCAACAGCACAGACCGCGCCTTGGGGTCGGGCCGCTCATATGTAAGGCGCAGGCCAAAGTCGCTGTCGATGCGCAGTACCGCCTGCCGGAAGGATATATCGAACAGTTTCATCACAAAGTCAATGACCGTTCCGCCGGCGTTGCACCCGAAACAGTGCCATCCTCTGTCGCCGTCATAGACCTTCAGGCTCCCGTTGTTGTCGCCTGCGTGAAAGGGGCAGTGAATGTAGCCGCCTCTATTCGGTGTGAAGCCGTAAAATTCCACGACCTCCCGGGCCGTCAGCGTTTCTTTGATCTGAGCCGCCGCGTCAGAACGGCAGGTCGCCTTCATCCTCATCGACCTCCTGCCAGTCGTTGGCTGACACATTCACGTGGCCACTGGCGCTCTTGTAGCCACCGCCGGAGGGAGAGGAACCGTCCTTCGGGCCGCAGAAGTGGGCCTTGTCCACCGTCAGCTTCACCGCCGAGCGCTTGTTGCCCTCCTTGTCCGTATATTCCTCGGTCTCCAGCGCACCCTCCACAATGATCTCCTTGCCCTTGTGGAAGTATTTGCCGATCATCTCGCCCATACCTCGCCATGCCGTGCAGGAGAGGAACAGCTTCTTTTCGTGCTCCTTGTACGTCTCGCTCCACGCCACACGGAAGGAGCACACCGCCACGCCGCTTTGCGTGGTGCGCATCTCAGGGTCAGCCACCAGCCGCCCCTGTACCATCGTCCTGTTCAGCATTCGCCCACATCCCGGTAATCCACGATGCCCCGCAGCTTTTTTGTCATCCGGCAGTACGCGCACTTCCCGCACCGGCGTGGGGCGATCTTCCCCTCCTTGATGGCCTGATATCGCGGGGCACGATCCTCCACCTCCGCCAGCTTGGCGGCCAACTCAGCATCAGGGATGTACAGCGCTCCGATGTCCGGCACGTCCTCCTTCGTACCCACTGCCAGAATGAACGGCAGCATATGGCCCTCGATGGCCTGATAAATGGCGCCCTGAATGTCGTAACCGTAAAACTGGGCAAAGGATACCTTGGCACGCTCCTCATCCGACCACACATTGGCCATGTCCCGCATGACCTTCTGATCCACCAAGGCACCGTCGCACATCCCCATGACCTCTGCTGTCTCCGGGAACCGTTCCGCAATGCGGCGGCTGGTCTCGGCGTCCAGCAGGCTGTCGATCTTCACCTTGAAGGGGACACCCGCGATCTCGCCGGTCAGGATCACCTGCTTCTTTCCGGACATCAGCAGCATATACAGCTCGTCCGCCTCCATCCGGGCGATCACATCCTGCGCATGAACGAATTCCGCTTTCAGGCTCCCGTCCCGCTTGAAGATCTCCGGATGCTGTGCCTGAAACACCGGCAATTCGCCGGAGAAGTAGGCATCCACATAGCTTCCGATCAGCATAGCCGTGGAGGCTGCGGGGACATATTCGCCCCGCAGCTCCGCCAGCGCCGCCGCCTCACAGCGGTCAAAAGCCTTGAACTGTGTGGCCCCCATATAGGCCATGTTCATCTCCCGGGAGAAGTAATTCTCCGCTGTCACCATCGGAAGCAGCATTACAGCACCTCCCCGTCAATGACCTCGCCTGCGGCAGGGTCTGCTTCGGGCGTCTCCGGTGCTTCCGGTGCCGGGGCCGATGCCGCATCCTTACGTTTCTGAGCGCAGGCGGCACACAGGGAAACGCCGTAATGCTTGGCGGTGTAGGCCGCCAGCCAGCCGGGGGTCTTGCCCATGGCCGCTTCAATGGTGCCGCCGCAGTCCGCACACGGCGGCACAGGGGCTTCCTTCTTGACCCTCGGCTTAAAGGGCCGCACACGCACGGCGCTGACCACCTCGCCGAACGCCTTGATGCCATGCTCGATGTACAGCTGCACGGAGACACCCGGCCAGTCTTCAAAATAGCCGCTGCCAGCCACCTTCTCGATGTTCTTGGAGCGCGCCACGTTCAGGATCATGGGCTTATTCCCCGGCTCCCTCCAGTGCAGCACAGCCTTGGTGCTCTTGCCCTCTGCCGTTGTCACGGTCTCGCTGGCATTCACACGGTCGATGGTAAGGACTTTCTCCTCGCCCTCCTGAAAATCACCTTCCCCGATAAAATTCGGGTCAGACACGATCTTTTTCCAATGGGTCTTCTCGCTCATAATTCGGTAACCTCCAATTCATTAGAATCCGTCACGCGGGTAGCGATCAGCTGCAGTCCCTTTGCCTTGCACTTGGCATACAGCTTGTCCCGGCTCTCCTTGTCCAGCCGTTCCGCGCCATCGACCAGGATGATCTGAAGCTGACCCGGCTTGCTTACCGTGATATCCACGCACAACTCCAGCAGCTCGCCATCGGACAGGTTAGAAATGGGCAGGCCGTGGATCAGCGGCACGCCATTCTCCACCGTCAGTCCCTCAACGGGGATCGTTGCCGTTTCAAGAATTTTGGCGGGCAACTCCCGTGCCAGTTCGATCTTGCGGGTCAGCTCCTGCGACTGCTCCGTAAGCGCGTCCACCTCATGCTGCATGGCCGTCATGCGCTGGTACTCGTTGAGGTGTTTCCGCATACGCTCCGCCACATCCACCTCCTGCTGTAAAGCGGAAGTATCTGCCGGTGCAGCCTCCGCATACTCGCTGGCCGTGCCCATATCCTTTTCCAGCTTGGCAACAGCGGTCTCATACTTGGCGTGAACAACGGCGGCACGATCCTCCCGCCGGCGCTCCAGACTGCCCAATTCCTCCTGCGCCGCGCTGATCTCTGCCCGAAGCCGCTCGATCTGGCCGGTCAGTTCAGAGCGCTCGCGGGCCAGATCCCTGTCAATGGCAGCCAGCGCCACATCCCGTTCGCCGGTGATCCCTCGCATCTTCGCGTCATAGCTGTCCCGGAAGGTCTTGGCCCGCTCGATGCGGCTGTTCTGATCCTTCAGGCGTTCCAGTTCGCGGTACTTTTCGCCGACAGGGTAGCTGTTCCAATGGTCATAGTCGTAGCCGGACGGGATATCCTTTGCAATGTCAGCGATAAACGCCTGTTTATTGCGGATATCGCGGTTCAGGTTCTGTCTCGACTGGAAATAGATGCCGTTCTCTGCCTGAATATCCGCCAGCACTTCAAGGATGTGCTTCGAGTAGTCCACGCCCTGCGGGATCTCGCCGAACTGCTCCCTGATCCAGTTGGTATCCCACGGAAATTCGATCAAAGAGAGGATCACACGGTTCTTCTCCTGCCGGGAGAGCTGGGTGAATTCCACGGGATTCAACTGGAGCGGCGTGAAGATCTTCGACAGGAACTCCGCAGGCCGCGTCTGAAGCATGGAGCCGTCCCGCACCTTCACCGTTCCGGCAGACTTGGCGCTCAGCGCCCGCCGGTCTACGGAAAGGCCGGAGTCCGTTTCGATGATGATCTCCCCCTCATCCGCGCCCTGATGCACAACATAGTCCCTGTCAGAGCGGTTGGTCAGCGCATACCGGATAGAATCCAGCACCGAGGTTTTTCCGCTGCCCTTGGGGCCGGATATCTCCACAGAGCCACCACCCAGCGACATATCCTTGATGCCGAACATATTTTTAATAACGATTTTCGTTGTTCTCATTGACAAATCTCACTTTCTCCCATATAGTGGGCGTGTATCTGATTGGCTTTGCCAGTCCCGCCCCGCCGAAGTGCCAGTCCCGCCCCGCCGAAGTGCCAGCTCCGGCGGGGCGCCTTTTTTTACATCATCACGACCACACGGCCGGCGTCGATATCATCCTTCAGGGCCGCCTCCAGATATGCCTTGATGGTCTTGCGGGCATCCAGCTTCCACATACCTCCGTCAGCCTCCGTGAAGGTAATGCCCCGCTCATCAATACGGATCAGGAACAGTCCCTCCGGCTGATCCACCTCTTGGAAGGTACGGTAAGGCCGCAACTTCACCAGCGGACGGATGGTGCTGTTCTGCTGGAGCGAAACGCCCTTGTTGGTCACGACGGTGGTGGCTATGCCGGTGTCGTTGTAGGTGACCTTTGCACCGCAGGTGATCTGACTCAGCAGCGTCAGGGCATAGCCCCTGTCACCGCCGTCCTGAAAGCGCGTCTGCAAAGCGACCGCCGCCCTGTCAAAGGGCATCTTCACTTCGCCGTCCCAGCCGGGCACGTCCTTGGCGGCCGCCTCGTAGTAGAAAATGCGATCCTCCCGCAGGTCGCGCTGGGGGTGGCCGAAGCACGTCACCGTCATGTGATCCTTCACGGACAGGTAGAGCTTGTCCGGACGATCTGCGCAGGTGCCTTCCGTCTTGACCATCTGCACCAGCGCGTCCAGACTGTTCAGGGACAGGCAGCTCTGATAGACTGCCTCCGGGATGATCTCCTGTGCTTCGCCATCCTTGTTTACGGCGTAGGTGCGGTTATCCACATCCAGAATGATCGGCTTTGCCAGTTCTTCGATTTTCTCAATTGCTTCCTTCAGCATGGTATGTCTCCTTTCTTTTTTAGCCGCAGTTTACAAGTCTCAGGTGTGCCGGTGCTTCCTGCTCCGAGCCGTCAACAGCAATCTGGCCGGGGATCTGCGGGGCCATCTCAATGACCGTGTCCTTGTCGGCGGCATAGAGCATGGTGGTCGCGGGGTGCGTGGGGGCCAGCGTAGACTTCACGGCGCAGTTGACCACGATGTTCTGGCGGCTGTCATCGGGACAAAGCTCCAGCGTGATCGTCACCTTGCGCTTGGCCTTGGCAGATGTGTTGGGGTCGAGGATGTTCTCGATCAGGCGCGGCATCTCATAATCCACGCGCTCCTGAAAGGCTCCGCGGCACATCTGCATGATGGATCTCTGGGATTCTTCTCGTGTGGTGTTCATACGTCCTCCTTTTTCTCAGCCGCCAACAGGCGGCGTTTTTTTCTTGCATACGCATTGTCGGCGGCACAAAGGCCCGGATTCCTCCGCCTACGCTCTTTGGCGTAGGCGGCACGCGCCTCCCTGTGCGCCGCGTTGTACCGGCGGCAGCGTTCACGGTTGTCACGGTTTCGGTCTTTCTCCCGGCGGCGCTCCTCGGTTTTCCCGTCATACCACCCCTTGTATTTGTAGCTGGCCTGATAGCAGGTCGTGGAGCAGTAGTAGGTGGTGGCCTGCCGTTTCCCGTCTCGCGGTACCTGACGTACCCACGGCGTATCCGCCGTTGTGGTGAAGCTCTTACCGCAGATGCCGCAGGTGCGGAACAGAGTCAGCCGCTTGTCCACGACATTCCGCTTTACGCTCATCCCGACACCTCCCCCATCAGGTCGAACAGGGAAATGTTCATGTCCTCCCGCTCGAACTCCTGCAGGTAGCCCACAGCATCCCGGAAATACCCACTGTTCAACTCACAGGCAAGGCCCTTCCGCCCCGCCTTGACTGCTTCCAGCGGTACCGTGCCGATTCCACCAAATGGGTCATATACAAGGTCGCCGGGATTGCTGTAGCGGTTGATACAGCGGTCTACAATGTCCAGCTGAAGGGGGCAGACATGGAGCTGCTGGCGGCGCTGACTCTGGGTGGTGTTCAAGGTACGCATCCGGTTGATATCGTCCCACACCTCATCCGTCCAGCTTCCGGGGGCCACCACCATGAAGGTGGCGGGCAGCTTTCCGTTTTCGTCCAGTTCCTTTGCCATGCGGACGTGTTCGGCGTAGTCATACACCGTGCCGCGGCTGTACTTGCGGTAGGCTGCCTGGATCTTTCCGGTGTCCATGGACATGATCTCCTCCTTCGTCACCAGCCGGTCGCCGGAGGAGCGCCAGTACCCGTGGGCGTCTATCTGCCACTGGGCGCGGGTATATTCCTCTTTGGTCTTATGTACCGGCTCGTCGGCGTAGGCCTTGCTCCGGTCAGTGGGCAGCTTTCGGAACAAGAGGATGTATTCCGGACAGCCTACGCCCATCTTGGAGCCGTCCTTGCACTGCTCCGTCCAGCCCAGTCGGTACGTCTGGTTGTTCTCCCGCACCACATCCGTGACCACGGTGATCATGCCGAAATAGGCAAAACCGTGTTGCATATAGTGCCGGATGCACATGGCGTGGAATGGCTCCATGGTGGGCATTCCCATGCCGGTGGCGTTGCCGAACAGTACCCGATCCTTGACGTGGCAGCAGAACACGCGACCCGGTTTCAGCACCCGCAGCAGGTTGGGGCTGAGATAGTCCATCTGCTCAAAGAACCGACGGGTATCCTCGTTGTGGCCGAAATCGTTATAGCTGGGGGTGTATTCATAATGGTTGGAAAACGGGATGGAGGTCAGGATCATGTCCACGCTGTTTTCGGCCATCCTTGCCGTTTCCTCCACGCAGTCGTTATTCACCAGCGTGTAATTTTTGCCTTTCACTTCCACGCGCTCCACTCCTATGCTTCTGGCCATGCGCTCCGTCTGGGTGGAACCGCTCAGGCCGTATTTCTGCACGATCTCCCGCATCTTGCCTTGCAGGTACTCGTGCTGCTTCCACTTCTCCATCAGCACACGGTAAATGGGGTCTTCCGCCGCCGTGTAAATAATGTCGATCACCACCTGCTCCGTCTGGAGAAAGCGGTAGATTCGGTGTACCGCCTGAATGAAATCGTTGAACTCGTAGTCAATGCCGATGAAAATTGCCCTGTGGCAATGACGCTGGAAATTGCATCCGCTGCCGCTCAGGCACTTTTTGGTGGTAAACAGGCGGCAGCGGCCCTCTGAGAAGTCGATGACCCGCTTTTCCCGTTCGGCATAGTCCATGCTGCCGTAGATATCCACGGTGTCCGGCAGAGCCTTGCAGATGGCGTGCCGCTCCGCCTCCAGATCGTGCCACAGGATGAAATGCGCCTCCGGATCACTGTCCACGATCTCCTTCGCCACGGCCACGCGGGCGTCAATACTCTCCCGCTTCTCCCGCGACGCTTCCGTCAGCGATACCGCCGCGTCATGCATCAGCTTGAATTGGCCGTCCCGATCTGTGTCCTCGCCGTACCGGCCCCGCACGATATGCGTCCGAACATCCAGCGGCGGCAGCGCATAGCCGGTATCGTCATAGCCCAGATCAGAGGGTTTTCCGATAAACAGCGCCCAGCTGGACACCCACAGCCAGAACTCATCCTCCTTGTGGGGGTACAGTGTCAGGTTGTTGGCCTTGGTGCTGTCCCGCTGGAAAAATCGCGTCAGAGCCTGTCCCGTGTCCATGATCTCCAGATACCCGGCGTAGTGGATCAGCTCCTTGTACCGGTTGGGCGACGGTGTCGCCGTGGATACCAGCTTGTACTTCACGCCCTGAAATTTCGGCAGGAATGTCTGGTAGGTCTTGCTGCCAAAGGAGCGCAGAACCGATGCCTCATCCAGCGCCACGGCCGTGAACCGCGTGGGGTCAATGTCCCCATCCCGCACCCGTTCATAGTTGGTCATCAAGATATCTCCGGCGGCGCTGTCTGCCTCCGCCATGGTGGTGATGTACTCCGGCGCTGCGTAATGCAGCAGCTCCACCGCGTCCCGGGTGAACTCCTGCCGAACACCCAGCGGCAGCACGATCAGGGCCTTGCCGCCTTCATGGCGCACCGCCTGATGGCAGAACTCCAGCTCCTGCACAGTCTTGCCGAGGCCGAAGCTCTCAAACAGCGCCCGCCTGCCGCCTCGCAGCGCCCACACAACAGCATCCCGCTGGTGCGGCTTCAGCGCCGGGTTGATCTCCTCCGGCGGCAGTGTGAAGCCCGTTGCGCTGGCCAGCACGATCTTGGAGCGCAGAAATTCGAGATAGCTCTCCATTACCGATGGTCCTCCAGCTTGTCCACCAGCCGAAGGATGCTGGTCGCCAGCCACGCCGCGCCGACGTAGGTAAGTATCCATGTGAATGTCACAGCTTGTCCCTCCTCGGCGGGGCATTA